AGAGGGCACCACGAATCCCCCATATTCCCCCGGGGGAAAATATGGGTCGACTAGAGTCGGGTGTGTCTGTTAGGCAGTTTTAACCAGCTGAACGTACATTGTGGGCGGGCAAACCGGCACTCTCAGGGCAAAATCATTTCCAGCGCTAAGCGCATAGAACTGTTCTACCGAGGCTGCCGAGTCATCCGTCCGCAAGTAAAAACGGCTGATCATGGGTGCAACAAAATAATCATCATCGAACGGCGCCACCGCTGACGTGTCATGTACTGCTGCTTGGGTCATAGATGAAATAAAAGGAATCTCAATCTCAACACCTTGGTCCTGTGCGGTCGACTGCACATGAAGCGGACCATCAATGGAAAGGGGTCGGAACGGATCCGTTGCCGTCTTTCGGAACGGCTCGCGTGGCTTCGCCATGGCCAAAACCATAGCTCGGTCAGTACGAGACACTCTTGGGACGTAACGAATTCGCAACGATCCAGACCAAAAAGCAAAAATATCCGAGAAGTTGTACAGAAATGAATCTGTCGTTCTCCCCAGACGGGCAATGCGTGGTGTAGGTGTATACGAGTTCCAGATGTTTTCCAATGTGTACATTGGGTGAACTCTGTATGCAGGTGTAGCGGTTGGAGGAGGTAGATTGACTCCTATCATGCTCGGGCGTTTCGCCAGATCACGAACATCTCCAACTCGCTCACCAAAGCGATCTTGAGAAACTAGGCCACTAGGACCCTTGATGATGTTAGGTGCTTCTAATGGACTGTCGCGAGAAATGACATCAAATGTGCGCTCTCCACTTCTAACCGAGGCTTTTAAGGTCCCAGGTGTATTGAAGTAGTCGAAATCGAACTGATTGAACACTTCGTTTCGAACATTTGGATAGTCGTACCGGAAGTTCTCACCTCCAGCACACCACAAATTGATATCAACTGTCGAGGCAGATCCATCAGGAAGCTGAAGCGGGTTCATCACGTAAATTTGAATGATACCCATGATTGTATTTAGTGGATTGTTTATGGAATTGTAAACCGGGCCTTGACTGCCAATCAGGCTCGGATACGGAACACACTGTTTTGTTTCAGTTGTGCTATTGTAGCCCACACGGAAAACTAACTCCTTGTTTTCACGCAAGTCGAAAATTATGTGCGGGTTTGAAGTCTGCGCCGTCAGTATGTCGGTCGTAGACGTTGTAGGGATGTAGCCGCCTGTCGGGGCGTATACGACTAAGACTCTTCCACTATGAAATTGTGAGGTTGCAAATGATAAACGGACGATGATATCTCCTGACCACTGGTCGTAGTAAAGAGAAGGAAAACTTAACCATGTCGGATACATCTGAGCATACTGCTGCGTTAGCCCTGTCACCTCGCTCCAATTACACATCGGTGCAACCGGGAACGCGTAGATTAGGGATCCTGCAGCCGAAGCCGTAGACCACGGCACCACATCGAAAAGCGACGGTCGTTGGACCATCACCTCCAATGAAGTGTCATCAGCTGTCTGTGCGCTGAACCGGGTATCCATGTATGCCGCTAAAGGATTTGTTGATAGCCGGACACATGTGTCTGGCCCAAACATATACGATAGCGGAGTAGTGGTACTCAGGTGGTTCTGTTGATGGGAATCCGGCAGGTTAGGTTTATCTAAGCCGAAAAAGTTTGCTGCTGCACTCGAAATGACGTTAGCCACACCGGAGACAGTGTCTGCTGCCTTACCGATTAGGTTTGCGCCCTTCGAGCTCCTGTTTGCACCGCTTGAGCCACCCACCGCCGCTCCAACATTGTTTGCGATCGACCCAATTGCTCGTACTCCGCCGATAACGGAGGCCAAGCCCTTGGTGGTCGCAACCAATGCTGGAGGCGTCGGTGAAAATGCCCACAAGTTGTGCGGTTGAATTGGAAGCTCCAAAGAACTTCCTGTTAACTGTGCGAAAATTTGGTAACCCACCACCGGAGTGGTGGTTTGTGTTGATTTAAGCTGATTGAGTACGATTAACCGGAGTGTTCCAAGTGCCTTCGATGTCTGAGTGTTGCCACCCGGATTATCGCAGGTCGTTGTCCAGTAATTCGAAAAATACTCGTACGGTACCACTAACTCAGCTGAGTTAGAGTCACCTGCGTCGATCTCCACGAACGGCAGACAGCTAGCAGAGTAGATGTTATTCTCTCTGTAGCCAATCCACACGTTCAATGGATCCCAACACATCAACAGCTTTCCAGAATGAAACTTCGTTGTGTTAAGTTGTATTTTGAATGTTACATTAGGTCTAAAATAAGCGTATGTTTGTAAGATCTGTCGCATCATCGAAGCTGTGTTATCAATGAAGTAGGGTGACGAGATCGTTGTCAGAGTGGCTCCCTGCAATGCAGCGGACCACAGTCCACTTTGAAGGTGAATACGTTGATCTATGATGTCTGTGTGGTTGAATGAGTATGTGCTCATCCCAATCTTTGGCTGCTCAAGTTCCTGTTGGCCAAAGTAAACTCCACCAGTCATCACATTTCGTGAATCCACATGGGTTGCTTGTTGTTCCTTTGTTGTTACAATGGCCTCAGCCGTTTCAGTTGTTTCCTGAATGTCTGAGACCTGTTCGGGTCGCGCACTCGCATTATTTGCGAATGAGCCAAGATGTCCTGCATTTATGTCTAATGTTGTTTGTTCTTGTTGTTTTGCTGTGTTGTTTGTGATCTCCGTCGCTTACACAATCGCTACGAAGATGAAGTTGAAGACCGTTTACGTCACGGGTCCGCTAAATAACGGAAAGGACGGGCGGTAATGATATGAGGGTCGCTCCGGGTTATCTTCTTTGTCTGTATTTTTGTCCGAATTAAAACGCCTTTCAGCACATCACTTTGCTGCGCCATTTTGCAAGGGCGGTACCGTAGTTTGCAACCAAGACACGAGGTCTGGTCTGTTCAACCACTGAGCACCACGACTTGTACTCTTCCAAAACCTTTTCAAGGACACGGGAAAATTCATCCGGTCCATGGTATACCAGCTCGCATACGAGGCTGTCCCAAATTGCGGGTACATGCTCCTCAGCAGGCAAGGAAGATTCTCTCCAATGCACCATACCTTCAATGGACGTCATATCCAAGGGGGCCATTATTTTTCCTCCATCCACGATCTTAAAAGTTCGCTTCAGGAATGGCACCTCAGTTAGGTGATCGAAGTCGTTCGTCAGTCCGAGTTTTGCTGCATCGGTATATCCCATTCCATGTGAATCGATAAACTCCTTCAGTGTGTTGAAGTTCACGAATTCTCGAAGTTCTTCATCGAGAGCGACAATGTGATCGTCGCCATAGAATGTTGTTTCCCAACGCTTAGGATCCAAGAGGTCCAACCGGTTTGCTTTCTTCAGAATCTCATAGATAGCCGAGACAATTATGATATAATTGATCACGGATCCAAAGATTGAAGTCATAGCAATACCGGACGGAAGCCCTTGCTCCACAAAGCACATAAACTCATTCACGATAACCGGATTGGTAATCAGGTAGTCGATCAGAGCATTACGCACTACTTCGTCCTTTGTTCCATACCACTGTGTGAAGACTTTCTTCATCGCACAGATAAGTCCAGGTTGCAACTTTTTGTCCCACTGACAGTAATCACCTGCAATGACAAGACCACCAAATCGCTTCAAACGAGTGAAGAGATCGGTCCAGTCCATGCCATGTGCATCAATTCCTACTGCAATCGGGAACGAAGCCGCAACTTTTTCTGCCGCCGCTGCAAAAGCTCCAAAATACTTCCTCATGAGGTAGTTAATGGGCAATGACGGTGTACGGAACGTACGTGTCTTTCCAATTTCGACTTTTGAGAGCTTTAGTGGCTCGTCCTTAAGCTGTTCAGTACAGAACGCCGCAGGAACATTGCCTTTCTTTAGCTCTTCTTCCATTAGTTGGATGTCTTTCTGAATCTGGCGAGCTGCGGGTGTATCGCGCCACCGACGTTGACCGTCGATGAGTTCGAAAACACCATGCTTGCCCTTCTCAGTCGTCATCTTCTTATATGGAAGGCCGAGCGAAGTGCTCAAGTCGATTCCCTTCATTTTTCCAGGAATGCCGTTAATCACGGCGTCATCCTCAAGCGGTTCTTTTCCAACCACTTCAGGAATGTACGCCAAATGACCTCCGACAATTCCTACTGCAACCTCAAGGGTCTCGGCTGCAATTGGTAGCGATGGTTCGAAGTTTGCCTTAAAACCATTCTCCAATGGGTCACCATTCTTATGGAACGGGGAGAGTACAGCTGGTGCTTTCCTCACCTCGAAAATTCCATGCAATGGTGCCTTGACGAGTTTTGTTTTCCGCGGAACATTGTTCTTAAGTTCCGGGGGCGCGGCATATCCTTTGATATCCGCGTACTCAACGGGCACTACTCCCGGCAATTCAGGGCCACTAGGGCCTCCAGGTAGTAGTCGCTTCCAAATCGGAATGAACACAGAGCGTGTGTTGTTTTCCAAACACGCCGAGAACATGCCGACTATCTTGCCTGTCTGTGCATCAACCAGTGGACTCCCACAATCACCATCTTTAACGAGGGTGAGGGGAGTTTCAAACCAATCCACATAATTGTACACAAATCCGTTGACTTGCACTTCTGTCTTCCGGCGCATTGCGCCTGTCATATAGCACATCTGCTCAATGCCGGAATACGCAACCACTCTATCCATCTTATTAGGAAGTTGTTCTTCGTCGAGGAAGAACTTTCGTCGGTCCGGATACATTCGCATCGAATTAATTCGAAGAATGCACCAGTCCTCCTTAAGTTCATCATCGTAGAAGACATCTTCCACCGAGATATTGTGGTCCGTCTCATTGCCTTGTGGCGACTTAATCCGGATAACACCCTTGTGGGGCGCTTCCGTCGAAAGCCGCATACCAAGGTGGTAATTAGTCAGGATGTACCTTCCACAATAAGCCATTCCATTGTTGAAATAGACTTTATCGCCGATGGTCAATACCAAACCAACTACCATATCCTTGATAGAGTCAATGGTGTTGACAGAGTTGCCTCGCGTAGTACCGGCTGTTCCGGTCAATTCTTGCAAACCGCGGGGCTTTGGTCCTGTTCGCAAGCGATTCTTCAATTGATCCTTTGTATCTTTCTCATACGATCCAGCTCGCACGACGGCTGTCACCGCCTTAAGCAGAAATCGAATGATTCTGAAAAGAATGTATAGAACCAGGTAATCAGGGACTAATGACACCCATCTAATAGTTGAGATGTAATCGAGTACGTCTTGGACGCACGCCGGGTTACGCTCTCGCATATAGGTGGATGCCAGCAGTCGCTGAGCCTGCTTCATCAACGATCTTTCTCCAGATCGAACCGAAGCTGTCAAAACCATCTCCGAATCCGTCATTTGGACGGGTTCCGGAACATGGATGGGCTCTCCGTGCGGCCCAGTACACCGCGCTTTTTCTTCCGCCGTTAGATAACAATCCTCTGGCGGATCGGCTCCGAATGCTTCCAGCATCTCGGAGGTTGCTCGCTTATTCCAGTCGAAAGCAATATCCTTCACCCATTCAGCGAAGGTAAGCATCGGGAAGGTCCTAATATAGGCCTCCAATACTTTTGGGCTAACGTTCTTGTCTGTTACTACCACTCCGATTGGTTTTTGCCAATCATCGAGTGGGAACAAGTCGTTCCCAATTAATTGCAATACTGCTGGAATGCGTCTAAAGCGCATTTTCGTCACATCAAGCGGCCCTTCACCGACTCGCGTCGCATATGTTAAATACGATCGCCGTCGATGCACCGCTCGCTGCTCTTTCACCTCAGGACAGTCTGGGTAGATCGCATTACTTGTGATGTGCACAAGCGGGGACGTCATCAATCGAGCTTTGTACTCTGATCGTGAGTCTGCGACCTCCAAATCGCCAGGTGATCCAAGGTTAATTAACCTCAGGCCATCTGACTCTTCTTTGGGCGTGTTCTCAGTCGTTTGTTGCTGGAACATGTCATCAATCTCCCAAACTGTGTGGTTCTTGTAACCATTGTCGAACTTGGTATCCGTTCTCTCTCGATAAATTGGATTATTTCGATCGAACGGGCGCGTGCACGGGGGTGCATTGCGCGGGTCCAACAACGCCTTGTAGAGCATTGGTGTAATTGCTGATTTACCGGATCCAGACGGTCCACACACGTAAATGATGTACGGTGCAGGCCGATTCAAAACCGGAATTTGCGAAACCACGTCATAGTTCATTTCATTAAAACGAATCACTCGCTGAACGAGTGAGTTTAAGAAACCAGCATGAGCGTGGGGCACCGTGGATGTTCCCAGTGCAATCGCAACCAGCGAAGCTGACTTGTTCACTCTCTTAATCATTTCCATGTTCTGCGGGTCGGCCATGTCCTTAGGGGACAAGTGTGCCAACTCCAAAACACCGGTAATGAATTCGGGAATGTCGACATCTTTGATGGTTCCAGTGATTGTTTTACCATACCACCAGATACGCAGCCGATCAAACGCTGTTTGGATTAAACCAAACACGCTGACGGCATCAACGATGCCTCGTTTAAATGCTGATAGATCCTTCAGTTTTCCTGTTAGATCCTTGAAACCTTTCATTGGTAATCGAAAACCGGACACTGCAGTACATAGAGTATGGAACACGTCCATCTCCAGTCCTGAGCGCACGGATGCACCTGCGGTGGCGGGAGTTATTAGGTTGCCAACCACGGTGCAAAACGACCGTCCAAGATCAGGGCGAATATGCAGGAGCAAATTGCTAATTCCTAAGAACAGCGAGCTGAGAGTAAGACCATTCATGAATAAATTCATAATGAACAGCCCAACTGCTGCAACGTTCTGTTTTAGTGTAGAAACAATTTCCTCTTTGATGCGCTTCACCTCCTCAGCTACCTTATCGGCACACTGTTGGGCAGATGCAAGCACAACACTGGTGAACATGCCCGCAAGAATGTTTGTTACATTCATTCTCACGTTCATGACGTTCTCCCAAGCCCCGTTGATCAAGTCAACGAAGAAGGAAAACGGGCTCTCCAACTGCATTAAGGATCCAACGATGTCAAATGCGGATCCCGCTTTTGTTTTCGCGCTAAGATGCTGCTTTATTGCCGCAGCTATCTTACGCTCGCATTTACGTTTGGCGAGTTTCTTCTCGGCAAGGGCGCGACTCCTCACTTTTTCGCGAAAATCAAAGTAGGCCACTTTTGTGTCCAACTCAGACTTGATCGCTTGGCGCGCTTTTTGCTTCCAATAGAGAATGTCGTCGTCGTCATATGATGATGGCGACGGAAAATCATCCTCGTCCTCAGACCTGTCTTCATACCACAGGTAATCTTCGGTATCTGAACCAAACTGAACCAAAGGAACGAGGTTCCTTGGCTTGTGATCCAAATCCAAATAAGCTGAAGGCTTTCGCGGTCTTATTGCGAAAATTGGTTTTGGTGATAACGCCATGTCGTCAGTAAATCGACTCGAAATGCTATTATTACCTTCGAATGAACGAAGGGTGGCACGAATCGATGGACTGGCAACTAGGTGCATCATAATGTCCTCTGGAACATCATACTTTTCTGCAAAGTACTGAATGCCAGCGGATGAGATTCGAGACCTGGGCTCCAGATCTCTGTGCACAGAGCGTCGATATTCTCGATGCTTCTGACACACACGGCGAAGAGCGTTACACTGTTCGCACCAGCAGGTGCTGAAGATTTTATCGGGGTAATCACACTCTGGATTGTGAAAATTCCAGCGCATGAGATCCCAGTGATCCTCAACTTCTGCACGAGTATTGTACCGACGTATGTCGGCGACAAGAGCCTCGTACTCTAGTCTTGCTTTTTCGATTTTTGACACTTTGGGGGACGCCATTTCAAATTCGGAAACTCTCGTGGGTCTGTCGTATCTATTTCGTATTTTATGCCGTCTTATTCCGTGCTGCCACCAGGATTTGCTTACCTGGATGCAAAGTTAATTCTAAACTGTACCTTAGAGCTGATAGTGGTCCATAATCTAAACATATGGATCTCGGCTCTGCCATCTAATGGCTATCTAATCATGTTTGTGTTTCCCTGCCATAGTCGTTCTCTAACTATCAAAAGAACGCTACATTTTTGGTTGTCCGTAGACTTTTCGGGTGAAGGGTTAGGATACCTCCACGCCACAGCGCATGACTACTTAAAATGGTCAAGATATTAATTCTGCTAACTAATCCGTAATCAGGGATTCTATTACTGCTAATCTAATTATATGTATTTCTTCCGTAACTTAGGAACTGTTATTAACAAATTCACTAGTATTAGTAATGAAAATGCTCTTCCGCAACTGATTTGTCATTCGACCACAGTTACGTGTATGTATAAAGTTTTTGTTGCTATTTAACGCATAGCTACGTTGTATCTGCTTTCAGATTGTCATTCAATCGAGTCCTCGACTAAGCTTTACGCCTCGCAATGTGCTAAGCGCATTGCTCGTCTGAGTGTCCTACCGGGTTTCG